CATATACAAGTTCTCTAGGTATTAATGATCATACAACTCGAATCAATAGCGTTTCAGTTGGAAGGTTACGTGAACGTCTCGAAGAATTGTCTCCAGTCATTGAGCGTAACTCCTCAGCTATTAGAGGTCATCGTAATGCTTTAGCTAATGATAAAGAATTAATTGATGCATATATTGAGTCAATAAAAAAACAGCGTGATGTAATTAAAGCTGCAGAAGAAAAGAAACAAAGGGTAGATACTGCGGAAGAAGATCCGAGGGAGAATTGGTTTAAGAGAGACTTTTTAAATCGTGCCTGGAATATTGTTGAACCTGGGTATGCTCAAAAAGAAAGGCAAAGACGTCAACAGCTTTATGAGGAAATGCAAAACGAGGCTTTCGATGATTTATCTGCAGCGCAGAAAAGTCTGGCAGATAAAGTTGGAAGCCGTGTCTCTTCACAAACGCAAGGACCATTACAGGTCTTTATAAAAAGTTTAACAGAAACGGGTAAAAATAGAAGAGAGATTTCAAAAATTTTTACAGATGCATTGACAGCGCCTGATAAAGATTTAAGAGATTGGGTTCCAGTTTTGCCAGAGTCAATTGACAATAAAAAAATGCCTCAGATTAATTGGACTCAAATCATGCGGGATGCTATGCCTGCACAAGCTGATGATGTAATTAAAAATCTTGTTAAAGAGAAAATGTCTTTAAGATTTTTAGTTGGGGAGGGTTTTGCTAAAGAGATTGAGAAACTTGATCTTTCTAAAGCTGCTGATATGATAACTGCTAAAAAGCTTTTATTGTTTGGCCAACTTCAAGCCCATAGTAGTCAGATCATTAATATTGCAATGGACTCAATGAAGATTTCGATTGGTGATGAAAATGCTCGAAAGAAAGCGCAAGATGCTACGGATAAAGCAAATGAAGCTTTATTAAAATCACAATCGAATTTCTATAAGAAATGGACTGATATGCGTATGACTTACGAGGAAGCCCGGCTGGCTTCCATGGAGAAAGGTTATACAGCCGACATATTCGCAACTAAAGCTTTTATGTTGGAGTCTAATCAACTTGATGCCGAGTATATTGCTACACAAGAAGAGTTTAAGTTAAAGAGAAAAGAGATTGAACGTGAACATCCTGAAATTGGTCGGGATCAGTATAAAGTAAAATTAGATCAGGTATCAGTTGATGAAAAGATTGCCCTCATGGAAATTGATAAGAAGCGCCTTGAATTAATTAAGAGAGTAGGTGAAGCGACGCAAAAGGCTTGGCAAGAAGGTGCAGGCGAGAATCTAAAATACGAGGCATCAATGAAGAACGTTAGGGCGCGTACTTTAGAAGCTGAGGCGGCTGAAAAGATCGCCAAGATTGAAAGAGACATTGCTTCAGGCGTTCGCGCGAGTGCTCAAGAAGTTCAGGAAGCTCATGAATTAAAAATGGCTGCTTATAAAGCTGAATTAGAAGCTAAGAAACTTGAGCTTCAATATAATCTTACGGGTGAAAAGTTAAAACTAGATGCTGAAATTAATGCGCTTAAAGATCCCGAAAAACTTAAAGCGATGTCTCCCGATCAAAGAAAGTATGCTCAAGATCGAGTTTCGATCTTGGAGCGGCAAAGATCGCATGCAGAGTCTTTGTTCCAAGCTAACATGGAGGCAACAAATGCTGAAGCACGTCGAAAGGCTAGCGAAGAAGCGCGCCGTGAGCAGAAGCAGCATCTTGATGTTTTAGTTCAAAATGTAAAGGTTGCTTTAGGTGAAATTGAAAGTGCTCAAGCTCAAGTTCGTACAACTATAACTGGTGGAAGTTTAGGTATTGGAATTAATGCCCCTATTCGAGGGACATTAACTTCAACGTTTAATGATTCACGTGGTAGTCGTTTACATCATGGAGGAGATATAGGCGCACCAGCTGGAACTCCTTTCTATGCTCCAACAGATTTGGATATTCGAAATACTCGCGACTTAATGTCTGACGGCAAAACTGGTGGAATGGTTTGGGGTGTTGATGCACAAGGTGTTTGGCATAAATTTCATCATGTACAACCTGGTGTGCAAGCCGGGCAGCACGTAAAAGTTGGTGAACAATTAGGAGTTCTTTCAAATATTAAAGGCCCGCACCTTGATTATAAAATGCAAGATGCTCAAGGTAATTATATTGATTGGATGTCATCAGCGGGTCTTACGAAGGGATCTAAAATTGGTGGTCGTATAACCGGTCAAGTCCCATTAACTACCCAAGTAATGGTTGGAAAAGCTGCAGGAGAGTCAGGAGAGTCTACTCCTCAAGTTCTAGCTGATACATTACAACGTTTATTTGCTTTCATCGATAAGACAATTGCAACTGAAGGCCCTAACGCTAAAAAGAAATTTCGTCCTGTTGTAACGGAGATGATGAATGGCTTGAAGGATATGCAAATTGAGCCTGATCAAATTGCGGCTTTTCAATCTGTCTTTAATGCACTAGAAGGTTTATGGCAACAGCTTGGAATGAAGATGAAGAAGTTTTATCCTTTAATTCTAGACTCTTATAAAAAGATGTTTGATAAAGGGGAAACGTTTGAAATTCCAGTTCTTGTTAAATATTCTGATGCTGCACGCAAAGCTGGTGAGACTGAAGAACAGATTCGTAAACGTATCTTTGAGGTTGATAAGATAGCCTTTGAAAATGAAGCTAATTGGACTGCTGGAAAATTTGGCGACTTGATGAAGTTTATTGATGAGGGAGCCAAAGCAACCGGCATTTCAGGAAAGAAATTAAACACTTATCTATTTGCTGAAGTATTTTCTCCAAGCAAACTTCAAACAATGCTTGATAGCGACATTGAGTTGATGGACATGTTCTATCAACAATTATCGCAATTAAGTAGAAATCTTACTGGTGGCATTCCAACGAAGGTGATGAAGTCCTTTGAATCTGCCATTAAATCGATTATTAGTTCAGGCGAAGAGTTAGATATTAAAAAGTATACGGCACTTGTTAATACTCTCGCTCAAATTCCAAAGATCAATCTGAAAGAAGCTGCTGATTCTATAGAAAAGTATTGGCAGGCAATTGCTAACACCCGTTCGTTCAATGTTCAAGATCTTGGTAAAATGCAAAACGATATGATGCGTTTTGGTTCCACTCAAGATGAAGTTTGGAAAGCAATTGGCGAAGTAGCGGAAGTTCAAATTCGTCGTATTTATGCTGATTGGAATAGTGGTGCTAAGGGCATGAAGGGCGATATGTCCGACCTGAAAGATGTTGGTGAAGCTTTCTGGTGGGGTATGACTAAAGGTGTTGCCGATTTTGCATCTAAGTTAAAAGATCCTATTCGTCGTCTTGCTGATGAAGTTACTCAAATCTTAACGAACGTTCAATCTACTCTTGAGAGCGTTATTGAAGATTCTTTGAAAGGTGAATTTAAAGGATGGAGTGAATATAGTAAAAAGTTTGGTGAAAGCTTAATTAAGATTGCTTCTAAGAATCTTTCCGAGATGATGATGCAATCTGTTTCAGGTCTTATTGGAAAAGCTTTAGGTATTCCAGAACCTAAGAAGCCTGGTACGTTAACTCAAGCTGAAGCTGAAGGGGCTGGTAAAGCATCTGCTGAACAACAGGCTCGTTTTAATACTGAAGGTATTCTTAAAGAAACAAAACGTTCTGCTGATGGCATTGAGAAACTCGTTGCAATTGGCGAGAAAAAAGAGACTGAGCAAGCTCAAAAAGCAGTTCGTGGCGAAGAAGTTGGGACTGAGACTAGTGCAAAAGGTGGGGTTGGTACAAAAGGTGGAGTGAGTGAAGCTCCTGCTGGTACATTTTCTCCAACTATTAGTGAGACTACGGCTCAAAAGAAAGCTTTCGCTATTCCCGCCAAGTCAGAAAAAACGGGAGAAGCAGAGAAGTATACTACTGAAGACTATTTGAATCCTGATAAAGGTCCTGAAATGTACGAAAGTTGGAAGAAGACTTTCGGGCCTTCTGCAGATGCTATTAATGCAGAATCTAAAACATCTGAACCTGCTACAGAATCAAGTGGTGCAGCGGATCAGATTGGTGGATTTGATTGGGGTCTATTAAATCCATTGCAAGTGCTTACCGATTTGATTCCTTTCCAATTTGCTAAAGGTGGTGTTGTACCTGGATCAGGGAATACTGATTCTGTTCCCGCAATGCTCACTCCAGGTGAAATTGTTCTTTCTCGTGCAATGGTTAGAAGATTTGCTGAAGGTGGCGATGTTGAAAACCCATTGCAAGGGTTAATGTCTGGTATTGGTGACATGGTATCAGGTATGATGGCTCCATTTGCAAAGATGATGAATCCTCGTGCACAACAAATCGCTCAAATTGGTGAAGGTAATTATGGTGGGACCTTTGAAGCACAAGGTGCATGGGATGATCAATTTGAGCAAGTGCGTAATATGTACCGTCAACAAGACGCTCAAAAGTACGCTCAGTATCAACAACAACAACTCCAGCAAATGATGCAGGGTGGATTCTTTAGCTCAATGTTGGGTGGTTTATTTGGTGGAGGTAAAGCTGAGGGTGGTTTAATTCAAAAATTGAATTTAGGCGGTCTTGTTCAATTCTTAGCTACTGGTGGACCTATCCTTCAAAAGGATATTAATCCTTCATTGTATAATGCTCATGTTACATCTTCAGGGCAATTATATTCTAACTGGCCTGATATTCAAAAGGCTAAACCAACTCCTTGGTATAAGAAAGCATTAACATGGTTACCTCTTCTACCTCTTTTAATGGGTATGGGTTCATTGCTGGGTGGTGATAAAGGTAAAGGTACTGAAGCTGATGCATTAAAGAAACAATTGGATGCCATAAAAACTCCTGACTTAGAAGGTAAAGGTTTAGAGCAAGCATATAAAGAAAGTCTTTCAGGACTTCCAGATAAAGGAATGTTTGAAGGTTTATTCCCTGGTAAGAATGATATGTTTGGTATTCCTACACAGCAGTTTAAGGGCTTAGGAAAAGATTTTAAGAATATGGGATGGTTAGGTGATGCTGGTGGAAAGCTTGATCTTGACACAGGGCAGTTCACTTCTCTCTTTAAGCCAGATGGTTTTGCAGAGGGTGGAGTTATTCAAACAAGATCTGACTCTGAGAGACCTTGGCAAAATGCAGGCCATACCGAAACAGTGTATGAAGGCCCAAAACAAACGTTTTGGAATTCGATTAAACCATATCTGCTAATGGCTCTTCCGGCATTGATGGCATTGGCAAAGAAGAAAAAATCATCTACAGGTGATAGCTCACCTGAAATGGAACTATTGAATAAAAAGATGAGTACTTTGAAAGGACCCGATCTAGAACCCAAGTCTCTTGACAGTTCATATAAAGATTTTCTCAAGGGTGGTTCAGATAAAGATGCAATCGGTTCTGAGTGGTCTAAATACTTAGAAAAAGGTAAAGCTTCAGATTGGTTAAGTGATGCTAAGCTTGATAAAAGTGCTTTTGATATTTCAGACTTGAAAAGTTCTCTTGCTTCAACTACTGCGACTGCTCCTGAATCTGGAGGATTTTTAAGTAACTTATTTGGTGGCAGTAGCTCTGGTGGAGGCTTCTTGAGTGGCTTAAGTGATTTAGGTGGAAGTCTTTGGGGTGGTTTGAAAGGCATTGGTTCAGGTCTTCTTAGCCTATTTGGATTTGCTGATGGGGGAATGGTTGGTGGTTTACTATCAACGGGTGGAAGTTTAATAGGATCTATATTTGGGCCTATTGGAAGTATGGTTGGGGGTTTCCTGGGTAACATATTTGGTGGTCTCTTTGGCGGTCTCTTTGGCGGAAAGAAGAAAGAAGAGAGTGCTCCGCTTGATGCTGGTGGTGGATCATTTAGTGGATTACTTGGAGGCCTTGGCGATGCAGGTACTAGACTTTGGGGTGCCGGTAAAGGTATGGCATCTTCAGAAGGTGGAGGTTCAAGTAGTTTATTTGGTGGCCTAGGAGAAACGCTAAGCGGTCTAGGTGGTGGTTTATTTGGTGGTCTAGGAAGTTTAGGTAGCGGTCTACTTGGTGGGTTGAGTGGATTAGGTGGGGGTATTCTTGGTGTTGGTAAAAGTTTATTCTCTGGAATTGGTAGCTTATTTGGATTCGCAGAAGGTGGATTCGTTGACTCTATTCTGAATATGCTTGGTCCTTCTCAAGCTCAAGCAATGGAACTATCAGATGTTATTCCACAAATTTCTAAATCTTGGGATGCTACGATCGCGGCAGGTGGTGATGCTGCGGCCGTTGCAACTCAAGCGAAAGGCGGAATTGAAGACGTCGTTTCCTTTTTCCAGAAAAATAATCCTGGAGTGATGGCTGATGTTTCTAAGATTGTAGGAACATCATCAAAATTCTCAGGTGAATCTGAAGGCGTGTTTAGAGATCCTATACATGGAGGTTATTACAATCCTGATACAGATAATATCGTTTTGGATCTTAAAGATTCATATGCTGATTTAGGTAGAGTGCGTGGAGATTATGCAAGCGCTTTAACTCATGAGGTTGCTCATGACCTTTCAAAAACAGGTAGGCCACTTGCCGGTTGGTTGCAACAAGTTGATCCTTCAAAAGTTTCAGCGTTCCTGAAGCAACAAGGGATAACAGACGTTAAAGAGTTAGAGTATTTGTCTTCAGCACATGAAACGGTTGCACGAGGAGTTGCTCATCATGCTATGCAGCAAATGAATGTACCAGGTTATGATGGAAATGTAACCTGGCCTAAAGAATATGATCCAATGATGCAAGAGCTTGCAAAAGGAATGGCTACTGGAAAGTATCCTCAAGCTCCCGATCAAGGATTTCTTAAGAATTTACTTTGGAAAGTGTATGGAAAACCCGCGGGATTTGCAGTTGGAGGGACAATTCCAGGAACTGGTGATGGTGACACAGTGCCAGCTATGTTAACTCCTGGTGAGTTTGTTATAAATAAACGTACTGTCGGGATGTTTGGACCTCAATTCTTCCATGCGTTACAAGATCTAGCGAAGACAAGAGGAGCTGCTTCACCTGAAGTTGTTTTATCTGGAACTCGCCCTGCATTGCAATTTGCAACTGGTGGAGTAGTTCCAAGATTACCTAAAGTCTCTTCTGCGCCTACTGAGAATAAAATTACAGTAGCCACCGTTATGGATGAAGAGTCTGTAGGACAATTTTTAAATACAAAGAAATACGGTGAAGTGCTTGTTAACAAGCTTGGATCAGGTATAACTAGACGCATGCAAGGAGGTCAGGGTATCTAATGCTAGTTCCAAAACCTATTACAGTTGCTTTAATTACTTTCGCGTTTCCTGTTGCAGTCTCAGTCGCTTTTTGGCTGCAGATCACTTCTGTTGGCGAAGTCTTCGTTTCTACGCAGGTAGCCCTACTCGCGTTTCAAATCCAAAAATACTTTTGGAGTGAAGCTGATTATCAGCAAGTCAAGCATTTTTTATTTAGGGGAAAATAATAATGCGTGTTCAATTATTTAAGTTTACCTTAAATGAAGATTTTCTTTACGTGACTAATGATAACACTCCTCATACCGTAGATGATATTACTTATAATGCGAGTGCTATCGTTTGTAAAGAATTTACTTATGACTTAAAAGAAGTAATGGGTGAAGCATCTATTTCAATGCCTTTTGCCCAAAGTGGATTTCTCGCAGGTGCAGCGTCACGAGAAATTGAAGGTGCCGTATTTGTTGAAGTTCATGAATACAGTACGGTATGGCCTAATGATAATCTCTTAGTCTTTCGAGGCTTTGTTAATACTTTTAAAGTTTCTAAAGCGATGATTGACTTGCAGTGTGTCTCATTTGTAGAGCATGCGAGAGATAATTACAACCGTTTAATTTTATCGAGAGTTTGTAATCACCGTCTTTACTCTTCTTTATGTGGAGCATCGGAAGCTTCATATACTGTTCCTGTTACTATTGTAGGATTTTCTGTTGATAGAGTGACAATGGAAGTTACTGGTGCTAGTGCAACAAGCGATTATTATACGTTTGGATATGTTAAATGGTCTGGAACGTATAGGCATATTGTGGCCGATACTTATTATGGTACATCAAGATTTCTTGACTTAATGCATTTTGCGCCAATAGTATGGGAGATAGGGCAGCAACTTGAAATAGTTGCGGGATGTGATAAGTCATCGGATGCATGTAAAAATAAGTTTAATAATCTTGATAATTATTTAGGGTTTCCTTACGCGCCTTATGAATCAATTCGATATACTGGGTTAAGATCAACCTCAATTAAGAAGAGTAAAAAATAATGAGCGTGCTTGAAAATTGGCTAGCGGAAGTAGAAACTTGGGTGGATACTCCTTTTATAACTGAAGGATGTAGAAAAGGTAAAGGTGTTACATGTGCTCACTGGTTAGTGGATTCAATGTTAAAGGCTATACCAAATAGTGAGGCTGTATCCTATGCTATGAAAATTACTCACCGAGATTATTACAAACAAAATTTAGATGTTATGCCTGAGGTGTTAGATCACGTTGCATTTCGTACAACTTGGGAGAAGATTCAACCAGGTGATGTTGCCTTTTTTCGTATTAGGCGTGTCGCAGCAATTCCAGCTGTTTATTTTGGAGATGCAATATTTGTGTATTGTGATACTTCACAGCGTGTAATAGTTAAACGAGGACTTTTGGGAAATCTGCTAGAACGTGTTATGTACGTTTTTAGATTTTATGCTATTGAGGAGGAGAGTAAATGTCACTCTTAAATTTTGCAAATCCAGCTATGTGGTTGGTAAATATTGGAATGGCCGGTTTAGGCTATTTGATGTATAAACCAAAACGTAATCAGAAACCCAAAGCACCAGAACTTGAATTTAAAATGAGTGCTGTTAAAATTGGTTCCCCGATTCCAGTAATCATCGGTCATGCAAAGGTAGGAGGTTTAACTATTGACTGGGGTGATTGGACGGTTGTAGCACATAAGCAGAAAACGAAGGGTGGTAAGTCTTGGTAAAAAATAGAGAATAAAAGGGTGAAAGGTTTTTTGTATGGGCATTGGCGGAAGTAAAATAACAATTACAACCTATACTTACCGCATCAGAACTATGATAGCGGTTACGTTTGGTCCTGTTGATGAGTTTATTCGCCTTGATTATAATAGCGATTACAAGTATTATAATGCTGGACGCCCAGGAGATCATCAACCACTTATTTTTAACACTTCTGAAAATGTTTTGTTTGGTGCGTTTTATTGGGGGACTGATAGTCAGGGTGGAACCGGGCAAAACTATTGGTATCATGGTGGAGAGAATCTAGCTTATAAGAATATCGCGTATGCGAGTTTTTGGTTGGATTTAGGTCAATCACCTGCAATGCCCGCAACAGCATTTACTGTTACAAGATATTATGTTCCTGATTTGCCTAACAGTCTTAGTTGGCCTGCAACAACCGGATCATCAAGCGGAATGAATCCTGCAGTCGTGCTTTATGATTTAATAACGAATCCACATTATGGCTACGGCTTACCTGTAGATTTTATTCATTACCAATCATTTATGACCGCATGTAGCCAGTTAGCTTCAGAAGATTTATCAATTAGTATTTGTATTTCAACTGTTGAACTGTATGCTGTTGTTCGATCTGTTCTTGATTGGATTGACGGTGAGTTAGTTTATTGGGAAGATACAGGTCAAATCGCTTTGCGCCTTCGTAGAAAAGATTATACATTAGATCAGCTTACTATAATAACTGCTGAAGAAATGCGCGCACAAACTTTTGAACTGCAACGCCCGAGCTGGTTCTCAACTAAGAATGTAGTTTACGTTAATTTTTTAGATATCAATCGTGAAAGCGATCAAAACTTAGTCTACGCAGAAGACATAGGAAACTTTAATCTTACTGGAAATCAAAGGGTGCATGAATTCAACTTTGATGTTTTTACCGATCCTACGATGGCTCAAAAGGTTGCAACGCGTCAACTTCATAGGCATTCATATCCATGGGCAAAAGTTTCCTTTGAATGTTTTACTGAGAAGGGGGATGAATTAAAAGTTTTCGAACCGTTTTGGATGCAGCACATTTACTACGGCGTCAATGCAGTTTTTAGGGTAACAGAAAAAAGACGTGAAGGTCCTAACATTTGGAAAATTGAAGCTGTTGAAGAGAGCTTCTGCGTTAATGCTGCTTTTAGGCCTGGGTACGAACCGCCTACAATACGTCCAACTCATGGTGAGAATATATCATTAGCTTTCGACTATGAGCTGTTTAATTCATATTATCGTGGTTTACACGTTCTCGGATTTTGTAGTCAGCAGATGTCCCCCGAATTGTATGCAGCTGGAATCATTCAAGATTCATATCATGTCGCTGTAGGAGATGCGGAAAAAACTGTTTCATATGCTTACATGGGTTACATTGACGATCAAGCCCTTACTTGGATATCTCT